TTCCTTTATAATAAAAAGTTGTTTGTATCATTCTATTTGGATATGCATGATTTTGAACCATCTCGAAATCTACCTCATCCTTTGTTTGATCAGAAAATAATTCAAATGCCGATACAATAGAATTTCCATTAGCTACTTTCATCCTAACATCTATTTTTCCGTATTGTATTTGATTATCTAATTTAATTAATGTCCCTCCTGATTGAGTCAATATTAGCTGTAATATTCCATCTTGTTGAACTACATTTGTAGGATTGTATTCTACTGATATATTCTGTTCTTGGTAGGGTTTATTCATATCCACTATTTGTGGAACACATGTAGAACTAATTAATTTTATTAAATTAAATGTTAAAAATAACTTGATAAGCTTGAACATTTTTAGAAATTAAAAGAAAATATATTTATAAAAATATTCCTTTATAAAATTATTTAAAGATAAAATTTTAACACCTTTTGGGTGATAAAATTACTTTTTTATAATTTCTAGATTATTTATTCAAACTAACTAACCTTTCATAAACAAGAAACAACTGTTTCCATTCCCAGAAAACCAATCATCATCATTTTCTTGGATCTCCTGAAATAGTTTGGACTTTAGTTCATTATCTCCGTCTTTTTCTTCAAAACTCTCTTCTTTATTTCTCTTTTCATAACATTCCTTACATTCAATAAACTTTCTCAAAGTATCTTCATAATATTTTCCAAAAGCGTTCCCAACTATTTCATATGCACATCCGCATTCGAGCTTTCTATACATGGTCTTTTCTTGAAACATTTTATATTTATTATTAAAACATTTTCTTTAAAATTCAATTTTTAAAATGTCTTTTAATATCCATATATTTCTCTTGGACAAAATACATTTTTTTTATTTAACTCAAACTCTGGTTCTCCATACATAAATACACTTTTTGGAATAGAACTGATATTATATATATCAGAATAATATTTTTCTATTATTCTTGAACATCTCCGATTATTATGCAATTCTCCATACATACAATTAGTTCCTGAATCACAACAACCACAAAAATATTTAAAACATTCACGACATGTGTCTGAAGTTGGAAAACATTTGGTAAAACTACGATGTACATATCTTGATGATCTTAAAAAGATATCAGTATCATCGACAACTTTATTAAATATCTTATCATACTTTTCTGAATCAAATTTTACCCATTTTATAATCTTTATTTTAGACAAAGTTGGGTTAAAATCTTCTCTGTGATAATCAAAATCATTCCAATTTAGTCTCTCTATTTGATATAGAGAGTCTAGAAATATAATTTTATGTAATGTAAAGTCTGTAAACATGGTAAATGATTACCACTAACTTTATTTTCAATTCTATTTTAAAATTGATTTTCTTATTTGACTATATATACAATGGTCACATACACACAAATAATATGAATAAAGAGTATGTAATAACGATTACTTTCGGAGATTGTGCTGAGAATCATGTTGGTATGCAAAAACTTGGAAAATTAAGTTATGAAGGAATGAAAATAAAAGATATAGAAAAAACTCAAAGTGTATTTGAAAAGAATGGATTTAAATGTGAGAGATTTGATTTAGTTAAAGAAGCTAATATTTCTCATATTAAGCCAATCGCACAAGAAGCTGAAGTTTTAATAATTAGAGATGCTTATAAGGCTTTTTTAGGAGGTGTAAGTTTGGAAGAATTAAATAAAGAAGTATTAGAACATGAGTGGGATAAACATGCATTTATGCGTGGAAGAGTAGTAAATAAAAAAGCAAGATATAATTTAATATTCTCAGAAGAATCACAAGAACCTGATTATGAAAATAAAAAAGGTAGAGTTATTAAATATGAAGATGTGCCTAATATTAAAAAAATTAGAGAAGGTTTGCCTGATTTTTTTGGAGAAAAGGCCTCGAAATTACATGCTGAAGGTAATTATTATTATGATATGAAAAATACATATATTGGATTTCATGGAGATGCTGAACGTAAAATTGTTGTTGCATTAAGATTAGGAACTGTATCTATGCCTTTTCATTATCAATGGTTTCAAAAAGGATTTCCTATCGGAGATAGAATTATATTGACTTTAAATCCTGGAGATTTTTATGTCATGTCTGAAAAAGCAGTAGGTACAGATTGGTTAAAAAAGATAATACCTACATTAAGACATGCAACTGCAATGAATGAAAAATTATTAAAAATTAAGGAAAAAGAAGAAATTAAGGAAATTAAAGAATATGATTCTGATGATGAAATTATATATATTCGTAAAAAAAAAATTGAAAAATGAATATTATTACTTGTATAATTTAATAAATCTATCTGTAATATGTCTGCTTCTGAATTATTTCAATTACCTTCTTCTTATGCCCAAATTGAACAAGAACACTTATCTTATGAAGAATCTATTAAAATAATAGATATATATAATAGTATGTATAATGATAATTTATCAAAACAAGAAAAAATATCAAATTTGAAAAAACTATTGGATATGTTTTTCGGATATGAAGATATATATATGAAAAAATTATTATGTTTAATATATTTTTCCATTCTAAACACTACTTTTGCATATTCTATTATTCAAGAAAATGAAAGATTTCGTAAAGTAGTATTTGAAAAATATGAAGAATTTATTAATTTACCTGATCAAGATTTTGTAGAAGCATTAAAAATTAGAAGAATTTAGCTTTAAAATTTAAAAATTGAGTTTTTAATTTATGTAAGTTAATTATAAATAAATTGTCAAGAATGCTTCAAATTTTTGTTAAAGTTATTAATGATCGTACTCATTTATTAGATTTAAATAATATTAAAACATTAGAAGAATTAAAAAAAGAAATAAATAAAAGAACAAAAATTCCTACAAAATTTCAATGTTTTATATATAATGGAAAAATACTTAAAAATGATAAATTAGAATTTACGCATGGTGATACAATATTTTGTAATATATCACCGAAATTGAAAATTTAGAGCGTTTTTCTCTTTTTAGAAGAGAGTATGGGTAAATCAAAAAAAATGACACACGAGTATTTTATATCTTGTGGTGTCAAGTATTACTTGGAGGACATCGAATTAATGATAAATTTTTACACTGGAGAACCTGATACTCACGATGTTACGTGAATGGTTATTATGAGAGACGACAATAGTATAGTAAAAAAAGTAAATACACTCTTTAAGTCATTTGACCGTGTCGGTCAAATGATTTCACGTCTCATATAGACCAAATAAAATTGATTTTTCCTGTATATTTTCTTAATAAATTTAAGAATGAACCTCTTTCTTAGTCTTCCCACATCCATTGAGTATTTAATACTCAGTTACTGCACACATCCTCTAGCTTCTTTAATAAAAAACAAAATAAAAGAAATACATGTTGATTATTATGAAGAAGAAATAAAAACAGTAGGATACCCATTTATATTTTTCGAGCATACATTTTATGTAAATTTAAGAAATGAATTTGAGTAAATACACTTTATATTTTATTTAACCGCTTTTGGTTAAATAAAATTGACTTTTATCAAAAAATTAAGAAAAAACAACTTAACCATCTTTATCATTATGGATAGACTTTCATATTGTATATTTTATGTTCTTTTTCCTTTTATGGACAAGTTGTCTTTAACTTTGTTTAAGCTAACAAACAAAGAACATTATGCTATATTAGAAAACAATCAAGTATTAAGGAATTACGAGAGTTATCAAATATGAAGATGTACCAAGTATTAAAAAAATTAGAGAAAATTTATCTAAATTTTTTGGAGAAAAAGCTAATTTATTACATGCAGAAGGAAATTATTATTATGATATGAAAAATACATATATTGGGTCTTAGAACTTGAAATAGCGTCTGGATACGCGAAATCAGGTCTTACAGTGAAATAGCGTCTGAATACGCGGAACCAGGTCTTAGAACTTGAATTAGCGTCTAAATATGCGGAATCATGTCTTAGAACGTGAAATAGCGTCTAAATACGCGGAACCAGGTTTTAGAACGTGAAATAACGTCTAAATATGCGGAACCAGGTCTTAGAACGTGAAATAGCATCTGTATACGCGGATTCAGGTCTTAGAACGTGAAATAGCGTCTGAATACGTGGAATTAGGTCTTATAGCCTTAAGGTAAAAATCGCGACCATACGAAATGAGGCGGAAGTTAAAAAGGAAGTAGAAAAAGAAGTTAAGAAAGAAGTTAAGAAAGCTGTTAAAAAAGCCGAAAAGAAACGCGAAAAGAAAGCCAAGGACGCTCCCAAGAATGCAAGATCCGCTTACATTCTTTGGAAGATGGCCGATGAGGATATCAAGGCTAAGTATCAAGAGTTGGCACATGAGGACAAGGCACGATTCAAGAAAGAGATGGAAAATTACGTCCCGTCTGAGGTAGTGGAGAAGGAGGAAAAGAAGGAAAAGTTCAAGAAAGCCAAGGACGCTCCCAAGAATGCTAGAAGCGCGTATATCTTCTATTCACAGAATGCGCGTGCTTTAATCAAAGAAGAGAATCCTGAGATGAATGGTAAGGAGATTATGACGGAAATGGGAAGAAGATGGAAGGAAATCAAGGATACCAATGAGGCGGAGAAGTATCATGAGATGGCCACAGCGGATAAGGAAAGATACGAGAGTGAGATGAAGGTGTATTATGCAAGAGAAGTGTAAAAGTGTAAAAAAGTGTAAAAGTAAAAATAATAGAAATAGGGTAAAACAAAACATAACACAAAATTCTAAACCCTTCGGGGTATAGAATTATAACGAATCAAAAAAAATTGAAAAAAAAATTAAGTAGGTAAAAAAATTTTATAAACATGTGCCAAGAGAAAACAATGTATAGAAAACTTGATTGTGGTTGCGCGTACGAGATAGTTGGCAACACGTTAGGTGAATATTATGAAGAGACGCTGACAAAGTTCATTTCATGTCAAGAGTGTGAAGAAGTTGACGAAGAACTCAAGGCTTCACTCCTCAAGGAAATTGAGGAGAATGACGAGGAGTGGTTTTCATCAGATGGAAATAGCTGTCTTTTATTAAGCACATGAAAAGTTAAAAAATAGAAATAGGGTAAAACAAAAACATAACACAATTCTAAACCCTTCGGGGTATAGAATTCCCAAGTTGCAAGATAAGTAAAAAAAGAAGTAGAGTAAAGAAAAAAGAAGTAAAAAGTAACTAAAATTTTAAACCCTACGGGGTATAAAATTACTTTTCAAAAAATTGAATTTTCAATATTATGAAGTAGTAAAAAAATACTTTATATCAAAGAATGTCTATTTCTGATTTACTTCAATTACCAACTACATATTCTCAAATTGAGCATTGGATTTCATGGAGATGCAGAACGTAAAATTGTTATTGCGATGAGATTAGGTACTGTATCTATGCCTTTTCATTATCAATGGTTTCAAAAAGGATTTCCTATCGGAGATAGAATTATATTGACTTTAAATCCTGGAGATTTTTATGTAATGTCTGAAAAAGCAGTTGGAACAGATTGGTTAAAAAAGGTAATACATACACTAAGACATGCAACTGCGATGAAAAATTATTAAAAATTAAAGAAGTTAAAGAAGAAAGTAAAGATGATTCCGATGATGAGATTATATATATTAAAAGAAAATAATAGATTTAATAAACATTTTATAATTTTAAACCCTATGGGTATAAAATTTAAACAATATATTCATAATGATCATTATCTAATATAACGGTTACATTTTTATCAGAATTTTGTTCTTTTATCTCTTTTAAAATTTCTTCATTTGTCTTATAATCTGTGTCATTTTTCTTCTTACTAATAATATTTAATGGAATTTCACATTGTTGCAATATATTTCCAGTAAATGATACTTCGAACTCTCCAACATATGTTCCTCTAGTTTTAATAATATTCATAATATCTTTAATAAACTTAGTTGTATTAGAGTTGACAAATTTATTTTCATTATTATAATCGTTTAATATTTTTTTAATTTGTTCATTCAATTCTTTTATAATTAAAGGAAAATCATCATTAAAATTTTTATCTTCTTCTTTCATAATTGAAAGTTGTGAAAATAATCCCATATAACTTTCTTGAAAATTTGTATTTTTAGCTAAAAAATTTCTAAAACTTTGAATAAAAGATCCTTCATTATTACAATCTATACTATTATTATTTTCATTATTACCTTTATTTACACAATTACAAAAGTTTGTCAATAAATTTTTATCTTTTAGAGATCTATAAATAGCACTATAAAAACAATCTCCTTGTGCTAAAGTAGGTTTTATGATATTTTCAATATTTTCTGTAGGATTTATTGGTAATATTTTTGGAAAATATGTAGTTGTTGAACTTTCTGGATTTCTTTTTGAATTTTTAAAAACATTATAAACGAAAATAATTATTAATGTAAATATTAAAATACCTAATACTATTAATGAAATTTTTCTATAATTTTGAGTATTCTTCATTTATTTCAATAAAGATATATTTTTAAAATATATAAAATTACCTTATATTCCGGCAATAACAACAGGAGCTCTACATAACAAATATGTTTTAGATATTTCATCTCTATCACCTGGAAAAAGTATAAAATTATCACCATATGTTCTACCTTCACCTTCACCATTTAAATAAAAAGGATCAGAATTTATCTGACATCTAGCATTATAATAAATATGATATAAATTACTTATTTTACCAGTTTTTATCTCACGAATTGTATAATATACATTTATTGTTAAATCAAAACTACCAGATGTTCCAAATATATAACCTCTACCACTGCAGTACGTTGAAGGATAATATGATTTAACATAATCACAACTTAATTTTGATGGACAACCATGTATATAAGCATCTGTATTAGAACCATCATCATTATCATAAAGTCTTCCCCATTTAATATCATTGTATGGATCGATAACTATTTCAGTTCCTGGTCCAGGCAAAAGGATTAAATATTCTGACTGATTACCTAAATCAGTTAAAATATTTTGTGGAACAGGATTTTTCTGAAACATTGTTTTTAATGGTACAATTTTATTACATCCATCACACTCTAGAACACTGAATGTAAACATTCCTCCTCCATAATTTTCTCTATTGGGTATATCTAGATAACACGAATTATCAGGTGATGGTAGATCTATTGAAAATGCTATTTTGAAATATCCATTATCTGCGAAATTAGTACCCCAACTATTTTTTATTTCCCAATAACGCATTGATTTTGAATTATCTATTTGTTTTGTTCCCCAACCAGTAACCTCAACTCCATGCCATCCAGTTGAAACATTAGAATTTCTAATATATATTTCATCTTTATCATTTCTACTGATATAAGTAGACTTAAATGGATTGGCAGAATTCCAATCATCAAATTCTTCAAAATATGCAACTACAGGACCATTATTCATAATTTCTAGTTGAATATTTTTTGTAATTTCTTGATCATCAATACCTGCCCAAATATCGGATAAAAAACTTATATTATTTATTTTATATATATTACTTGCAATTTGATTTTTACAACCATCTATACAACAATCAGATGGTCTTAATAATAAAGGTTCTGGAAACTTACAAGGGAAAATTGCATTAATATTTTCATCTATATATTCATCAACTGGCCAACAACTATCAAGTTTACAACCAACATCTTTAAAAAAACTAAGACATTTATCTATAGATCTACCAGTACATGGATAAGGTTTTGTATCCTTATTTAAATAATAATCAATATTTGTAATAGTCCATAAAACACTTAAAGGTGGTGCCATTACATTATACCTTACAGCATATCTATCAGAAAGAGTTGAAGTTGAACAAAATGCCCAACAATCACCACATTGTTTTTGATCGCGAACAGGTAATATTTTATTACCTAATTTTTCACGCCAACTAAAACTTTCTGGTATTTTTGTATCTTTAAAAATTGTATTTCGTTGAACTATTTTCATTGAATTATCTTTAGTTAAAAGATTTTTGGGTACTTCAGGTATAGTTAAACTTTTATAATATATATGATTATTTGTGGATGGAGTAGGTAGTACAGGAAATATTGGAAATTCAGGATTTAATGTTTTTTTAGTTGTTGTTGATTTTATATTTCTATTATGTCTTAAATGTATCAAATAAAATAGCAATAAAATTACTATAAATAATAAAATACTAAATACTATTAATGATTTTTTAATATTTTTTGTTTTTTTCATTTATTATAAGTTAATTTTATAAATTTTTCTTTCAAAAAATAAACATAAAAAAAGATCTGAACATTTTTAATACATTTTTTAATTTTATAATGAAACAATAGATGCTAATTCTTTTTTAAATACTTGATTATTTTTATCAATATCGTTTACCTCATTATTTTTTTCTAATACTATATCTAATTTATTTTTATCCAATCTATCACTTATCCATTTTTCAGATATATCTATTACTTTATTTTTTATTCCTCCTTCAACTAAATAATTTGTTAATCTTTTAGCTTCATAATCTTTTTGTATATTTCCAAGTTTATCTTTATATTTAAATGTTGAACGACTTGCATCAGTACATAAATATTTTAAATTATTTTCTTCATCTTTAAGTATATTATCCACTACAAATCGAGCTACTCCTCTTTGTCCATCTAAAAAATATTCTAAATTATAATTTGAGAGAGCATGTTCTATTTGTGATTTATCATCAAAATCAATTGATGTTTTTATATTTAAAACTTTATTATGATTATTTGTTGTTGTTGTATTCGTTTTTGGTTGTTTTGCTATATCAACAAAAGCTTTATGATCTTCTTTATATATATCAATCGAACCATTCAAAGTGCATATAATCTTATCTTTTTCTATTATAATCATTTCCAATTCTTTAATTTTTTTAAAAAAGATTAAATTTTCATTCTGATTTTTCTCAAGCTGTTCAATTTTTTCTTCGTATAATTTATTTTTATCTTTTAAAGTTTTAATTAAATCTTTAACAGAACAACTTTTATCATGAATATCAAAATGATATTTACTATTTGATATTTTTCCACAAACACAAATATATTCTTTATCAGCATTATCTTTACCTTGAATTTTTAAACAATATTTTGCTGTTTTTTGATGATATGTTACTGCTGATTTACTAGAAAAACTTTTTTTACAAAATTGACATTCCATTTATGTTATAATAAATGTTATAAATTTTTAAATTATAAAAAATTAGAAATATTTCCAAATTTTTATAAATATTTCTAATTTTTTATAAATATTTACCAAAAAAAGTAGACGGAAAAAAAAGTTTTTCAGGTTCTTCGACCTTGATTTTGTAATTTTACAACTTTTTAAAAATTATTTTTTTACAAAACACAAAAATTGTGTGTGTGGAAAAAAAATTTCCGGAAAAATTTTTTAAAAATAATTTTTAAAAAATAATTTTTAAAAAATTTTTAAAAAATAAAATAAAAAAAGAAATATATTTTATATTTTAAAATTCTTCTTTCAAAAATTTTCAGAATTTCTATTTTTTTAGAAAAAATCGAAAAAAATAGATCTCAAAAAAAATCATTTATACATATACAAACACAAAAAAGTTCTGAAATCAATATTAAGGTCGAATCAGTTTGTTCGTTCAATTTTTGAACGTTTTTATAAAAATTATAAGTCATATATTTCACCACAATAATTATACATATATACTATCATAAAATATCTACCTAAAAATATATGGATACTTCTTTTCAAAAAATCAAAAAATGTAAAAAATTCAAAATTTTTTATAAAAAATAGATCTGAAAAAAAATCATTTACACCTATTCAACAATAAAAAAGATCTGATTTCCATTTCAGGGTCGACTCACTTTCTTCTTTCAATTTTTCATCTTTTATTAAAAAATTGAAATTTTTATATCATATTTAATAAATAGTATAAAACATGTGCGTATACCAATCTTGTTTATTTCCGTGTATTACTAAGTTTGAACACCATTCAAAATATGCAACTATGAGAAGACGTCGTATTAATAATGTTGTAGATAATAAATTAGAAATTGCAATTAAATCTCCGAAGGTTAATTGGGATATGGTTGAAAAGATGAACATAAATACTGTTAAAAAGGATAAAAGATATATAAGATATAAAACCACAGAAAATAAAGAAATAATTGACAATGATTATATTTTAGATTTAAATTAGTTCAAATCTTATATTATTTTGAGCTTTTTCTATATTAGACTTTAGTTCTTTTAAAGATAATGGCTTCAATAAAGCTTCTTTTTCAGAAAAATCTTCATGTTCATATAATTCTGTGATTGTAACCGAATTATAATCTTCCGCATGTTTTATATTTTGAAAAAATTTTAATGATTTTTTATCAGGTATTTTACTAACTTTAATAGAATCAATATCACCTGAATATTCTAAATCAAGAAACCATTTTATTAATTTTTTTATCTTTGCGTTTAAAATTAAATTTTTCATAATACCATAAAATTTCATTATTTAGAGCTTCAACTTTCTTTTCATAATCTAAGTCTTTATAATATTTAGATTTTCTTATCAAATTATAAATAACTATACAAGTACCATTTCTTCTGGTCCATTCCATTGTTTTAAATTTTTTAGGATTTATCAAATCTCTTAACTGAAATTTTCTAAAAATGTATAATGATATCCATAAAATTAAATCAATTAAACCAGAACCTGGTTTTTTTGTTTGACAATCTAAAGACCACGTATAAGAATCAATAATCCCATCCTCTTTTTTCGATAATTTATAACCTTCGTTGCTAATATGAACATTACATATTTTTTTTATAACCATCTTTAATTACAATAAAAACATCATCAAGTATGTTTTTTTTATCAACTTTAATTGTTATCAACTTTAATTGTTATAATCATTTTATAAATATCATTTAGATAATAATTATATTTTAATACTGAAAAATCAAAATCATTAATAAAATCCATTTATTTAATATAATATAAATAATTGTGATAATTTTAATACCCCTAAAGGGTTTTAAAATTAAATAATTCAACTTACATACGATAATTATAGATAATTTGTGTTATAAAATCTTCATCGTCATAAGCTTCGCGTAACATTCTATAATATGAAGATCTAATAGCTTCTGCAAGCTCAGGGTTTATAATTCTCAATAACATTGCAGATGGTGTTGAAACCATTGTAAATAAATATAATATTCGTAATCTCTTCAACTCTAATATCGTTTCTTCGTCGATTGATTTTAATAGATTAATAAAAATATCTAAATATTCCCTTTTTGTATTTTCATCATAAGATTTTAATAAAAAATTATAATTATTTATTAATTCTTTGTTATTTAAAGGATAACGATCTGCAATATCACAAAATTTCGGAAGATAATTATGTAATTTTGCAAAAGTTAATGTATTTTCAGAAAGATCATGATTATGACTTCTAATAGCACAATGAGGTCTAATACAGGATTTCATTATTTAAAAGGTGATTTTATTCACCTAATTTTCTAAAAAAAATTCAATTTTAAAATGAAAATAATTATAATTTAAATCTTAGAGTTTTGGTTTTTGTAACAAATTTTTTATTTATTTATTTAAATTAAATGAAAAAAAGTAAGAAAAATATGTCGAAAAATAGTAAAAAAAGTTCTAGAAAATCTAAAATTAGTAAAAAATCTAGAAAACCTAAAAAGAAAAGTTCTAGAAAACCTAAAAATAGTAAAAAGAAAAGTTCTAGAAAACCTAAAATTATGTATGATTATGGTGATGATGATTCATCTATGATAGAAAAAATTAAAAAACCTAAAACGGTTGAAGAAGAAATAAGTCCAAAAGGTTTATATATAAAATTAAATGAAATTATTGGTAAAGGATCATATAAAGTTGTGTATAAAGGTTTTAATTTAAAAGAAGGTTCTGAAATAGCGTGGGGTTCAATTAATGTCTCTAAAATGAATAAAAAAGAAAAATTAAGAGTTAAAAATGAAGTTGAGATATTAGCAAAAATATTTAGAAGAGAGACAGAAAAAGAGGCTGAAAAGTTTGAAAAAGGAGAAAAAAAAGAGGAACTACCTATTATTGAATTTTTAGGTTCGTGGTATAATAAAGATAAACATGAAGTAGTTATTATAACCAAATTATATAAAGACGGAACATTATTAGATTATATAAAAAATTACTCTAATATAATAAATATAAATCATATTAAAAGATGGTGTAAACAGATATTAGAAGGTTTAATATTTTTACATACAAATGATATAATACATAGAGATTTGAAATTAGCTAATATTTTAATAGATGCCACAAATTCAAATGTTTATTTAGCAGATTTTGGTTTATCAATTTATGCTGAAAGTAGTTTAGAATCTGTTGGAACACTAATTTATATGGCTCCGGAAATGTTTGTTGAAAAGACTTACGATAAATCAGTTGATATGTATGCGTTTGGTATATGTTTATTAGAAATGTTAACTAAAGAAGAAGCATATTCGGAATGTAAAAATATTAGTGAAATTATCTTTAACAAAGAAAATAATATTTTACCATTATCTTTAAGAAAAGTTAAAGAACCAATTTTACATAAAATAATTTCTATGTTATTATCAGTAAATAAAGAAGATAGACCTACATCATTTGATCTATATACAAGTAATTTTTATGAAGTTTGAAATTTTATTACCCTAATGGGTATTAAAACTTATATTTATTTACTCTTACAAATAACACTTTATAAACTTATGGTTTTGGTTCTGGAGGTACTCCTTCATATTGCCAGGTCCAATCACCGTTCATACCTGAAATAATGCAAACAATTCGATCATCCATTGTATGATACATGAACCAATTTGCATATCCACTTCCACTAGTTCCAAAATTAGCATATTCTCCTCTAGTATTAATAACTTTCCAATATTCTTTAGGACTTATACAGCATTCTCTGTATTGTCTTGATAAACAGGATTTAGGCTCGCTAACTATTTCTTCGAATAAGGCTTGCATAACTTGATCTATAAGTTGTAGAGATTTTTAGTAGATAAAAATAATAATTCAATTTTAAATATATTTAGATTTACTCATTTACCCACTTTCATATTCGATGTCACTTCCGTCTTTTTCGCGTTCATTTAAATATTCTCTCCATTCATTTAAGGCATCATCTAAACTTTTCTTTATCTCACTTGTCATTTCTACGTAAATACTCAAAGATCCTCCTTCTCCTTTTTCATACTTGGCTGCTCGAAATGTAATTGACCTATCGTTGAAACTAAATTCAAAATGTCCATCACATGTTTTAGCACTATACGAGCTTTTATAGAGTCTATCAGGATTTTCTGGATAACAATGAATCTCCATGTTATCGTTCTCAAATATTAGAGAAACAATATCATCTGATACGCAAAATTTAAACATTGTGTAAATGTATTGTGTAAATACACAATTTAAAAAAAGAATCAATTTTAAAACCCCAAAAGGTATTAAAATTACAAACTCCTGTAGCCTAGTAAATATTGTTATCAGTCCGACTCATGATCTGAACCATATGCATCTGCTGATAACTCTTCATAGTTAGAATCATAATCTTCTGTGTATTCTGTGGTTAGTTTGTTGTAAAGACTCGTTAATATTTGAACAAGTTCGCTTTGATTACTTTTTTTATATTCTGTCGATATTCCGATTATGTTATGATATTTATCATACATATACGAATAACCGCATGGTAACAGTACGGCATAATGATCATCAAGATCAAACTCAATACAAATTGTATTATATTGTTTATCGATGTATAGTTCTACCATTTATAACAGATGCATATCTTACATAACAATTATTTAAATTTTCAATTTATTTTTACCATTCATTATACATATCGTCCAAATACTCCTGAAGTCTATCTTCTTTTACCGCTAAGGCTCTTTCGTAACAGCACTCTAAATCGATTATTTTTTTTTTATCCTCAAATTCATAATATTCGTAATTTTCTATTTCTTCATCGGCTCTTTCTATTTCGTAGTAGTGTGAACATCTGCCATTTTCCTTAATTCAATTTTAAAACCCCGAAGGGTATTAAAATCTTTAACTGGGACTTACATACGATAATTGAAGATCATTTGATTTACAAAATCATCGTCATCGTTACATTGAACTAACGCTCTATAATACGCTGCGTTTACAGCCTCTGCAAATACTGCATTTTCTCTTTTAAAGTATCTACAGACTGGAGTAGATACCATTGTGAATAAATACAATATTTTCAATTTTTTAAGTTCTCTGCTGCTCTCCTGATCTATAGAACATAACATGTCTCGAAAAATCTTAAGACATTTTTTCCTCTCTGAATAGACATTCTTCTGATCGGTCAAAAAGATGTAATTATCTAACAACTCTTTGTCATTCAGACGATTACATATTGCAATATCGCAAAATTTCGGAAGATATCCGAGTGATTTTGCAAAGTCTCCGTGACGGTGACTACGAATAGCGCAGTGAGTTCTAGTACAAGTACTCATGGTGAAATGGTTGGTGACTTTTCCACCCCGAGTTAGCCTTATAATTCAATTTTATTAGGATAAAACTTTTAGCGAAAATTGTTACTTTGCCTTTTTGCCCTGTTTTTACCCATCAAAACGTAATAATTTTAGCCCTGTTTTCCTTACTTTTACCATTTTTCCTGTCATTTTCGCACTATTTGCCCGAATTTCCAACCATTTTACCTTTTACCTCTATTTTGCCCGATTTTTCAGTGGCAAACTGCAAAAATTTGAGCGAAAATTTTTGGACTTAGCGTTTTTTGGGGCTTGAATTTTTCGCTAAATTTTTATCCTAAAAAAATTGAAATTTTAAAATAACTGGGTTGGGCAAAAATCACCCACCCCAACCAACAACCAACAAACGCTTACAATGTCCGCTAACGCTATTATCAACGCTATGAATATGATTGTCAACGGTTTCTTTGACTATGTTTCGACTGACGACATGGCTGAAACTCATGCTTTAGATCATTCTACTATTTTTGAACTGAAGCAAATATGGGAGACTGAGAAGGAAAAAATTGAGGAGGAGATGAAAAACCAACTAAAAGAAATTTTGCCCGCCAAGAAGGCCCGTACCAAAAAGCCAAAGGATGCCCCCAAGAACCCCAAGAGCGCTTATGTAATTTTCTGCCAGGAAAAGCGCGAAGAAGTCAAGAAAACCAATCCCGAGATGCCTGCCAAGGAAATTATGAAGGAATTAGGTAAGTTGTGGAAAGAAACTGAGGAAGATGATCGTAAAGAGTTCAAAGAAAAGGCAAACGAAGACAAGGAGAGATATGCTGAAGAGATGAAAAATTACGTTCCCAGTGAGGACAGCGATGAGGAGAAGCCTCGTAAGAAAAGAGCCAAGAAGGCAAAAAATGCTCCAAAGAATGCTTCTAGTCCTTATATCTTCTTCTGTAAAGAAGAGCGTGAAACCGTCAAGGAGGAAATGCCTAATTTGACTGCCAAGGAAATCATGACCGAATTAGGAAAGAGATGGAAGGATATTAAGGATACTCAAAAGGCAGAGAAGTATAAGAAAATGGCTGAAGATGATAAAGTGAGATATGCTGAAGAGATGAAGACATATGTTCCAAGTGAAGAGGAAGAGGAAAAGAAGCCTCGTAAACCAAGAGCCAAGAAGGACAAGAATGCACCAAAGAACGTCAGAAGTGCTTACATGTTCTATTGTGAGAAGAATAGAGATGCTATCAAGAAGAAAAATCCCGAGCTAAAGGGTAAGGAGATAACTGCCAAGTTAGCGGAGGAATGGAAGAAGATCAAGGATACCACCAAGGCAAAGAAATACACCAAGATGGTTGAAGAAGACAAGAAGAGACACGAAAAGGAGATGGAGGAATATAACCAAAAGAAGCATATGGAAGTTTCTGAAGATGAGGATGAAGAGGAAGAACTCGATGATGATGCTACTACTGTCGCTGAACAAACACCCGAGGATGTTGTTAGACAAATCATCGATACTTTCGAAGGAGATGCATTGACCAAGAAATACATCAAGGAGGAATTGAAGAAGAGAAATATTGAGTTAGGTAAAGACGAGCTAAATGCGATTATTAAAAAAGTTCAGGCTTAAGTAATACTTGTTGTGTGTAATAAATAAATATAATTTGTATAAATTAATACCCTTCGGGGTATTAAATTAAAATTGAAATTTTTAAAAAGTTAAGTTAAAAAATTACACCTAATTATCATGCCTTCTTGTGGAATAAACTGTATGATTTTCGATGAGCCTTTTGGAGATATTCCTCCAAGACCTGTATTAGTTAGATCTGTACATCGTATTTGCGAAGGTAATTGCGGAAGAAGCGTGAGTGATTATAATCACCGTTTTTGTTACTCTTGTGCATTACCTAATAGTCAAGAATTTCTCTATCATCATAGACATTGTTATATACGTGCACCAAACGCACCAAGAGCTCCTATTTCAAAGTTGTAAAATCCCAAAAAACCCCAAAAAATTTAAAACCCTGCGGGGTATTAAATTTTAAAATTGAAATTTTATAATTACAGGAAAAGAAAAAATCACCATACTAATGCGTCATATTATTATTACACCTATTAACCTTGAAAGACCTTCTACTGCTCTTGGTAAGAAGGCGAGAACAGATTACTTGAGAGAGCAAGAACATTCTGCTTCTTTTAAAATCCCGATTGCTAAGTGGGATGATTCTAGATTTAATAGTGCGAGAGTAGGAGATTATTTTGGATTTGTACAACAGAAAAAAGATCTAATTGAAATATTTCAAATTGATCGTATAATTCTTGGTCGTGATCGTCCTGATTATTGGGATATTGAAGAACATCGTCGCCGAGATATTCTTATTCTTTCAAAGAAGCTCTGTGACATTAAGTGGTCTGATTATAAAGAAGCAAATGGTTACAAAGAGAATTTTGTTCTCAGAGGTACTGCAAAGATGAAATTTTATGAGAGAAAACCTTTACCATGGGAATAAAATGAGAACTAAAACTAAAATTTAACACCCTTATGGGTATTAAATTAAAAATATTATATATATATATATAATAAATGGACTATGATAATATATTATTAATAGCATGTCAGCGAGAAAATTTTAATTTAGAAGTTAAAGAATTACTTGATAGAGGAGTCAATATTGAAGATAAAAAAATATATGAAAATAGAAGAAAATTCACCAAAACAGCAAAAAAACCATTATATGTTGTTGATTCAGGTGATAGAAAGATTTATAAAAAATCAAAAAGAAGTAATACAAGAAAGAGTAAGATTTATAAAAAATCAAAAAGAAGTAATAAAAGAAAGAGTAAAAGAAGTAAGACAAGAAAGAGAAGTAATACAAGAAAGAGTAAAAGAAGTAATACAAGAAAGAGTAAAAGAAGTAAGACAAGGAGTAAAAGAAGTAAGACAAGAAGAAAGAGTAAAAGAAGTAAGACAAGAAGGAGTAAAAGAAGTAGAAATAAACAAACTATTATATTACAAAAATCAGATTTATCTGATAAAAAATATATGGTTACTGTCGGATCTAAAACTGTTAATTTTGGAGCAAAAGGATATTCTGATTATACTATTCATAAGGATGAAGAGAGAATGCATCGTTATGAAAATCGTCATAAAAAGCGTGAAAATTGGAAAAAATCTGGTATTACAACAGCTGGATTCTGGAGTAAATGGATATTATGGAATAAACCAAGTTTTATAGGTTCTATAAAAGATACTGAAAAAAGATTCAATATTAAGATAATTAATAAAACAAAAAAATCATAAAATCATAAAAAGTTATATAATAAATGACAAAATATATTTGGTTAGTAATATCAATAATAATACTAATAGTAATTTTAATATTAATTTTTAGAAGACATATATTCTCTTATTATATTGATGGAGTTGAACATCATTTATATGGTGGTGATAAATTAATGGATAAAATATTTAGAAAACATAATATAAAACCTAAAGGAGTCATACATATTGGAGCACATGATTGTGAAGAACGTTATATTTATCATAAATATGGTATTTCGGATAATAATATAATTTGGATAGAAGGAAATCCATTATTGGTTGAAAGGATTAAAAATAATATACCATCTGCTAAAATATACCAAGGGCTTATAGCAGATATTGAAAAAGAAGTAGATTTTATAATAACTAATAATGAACAATCAAGTTCAATTTTAGAGTTAAAAGAACATTCCAAAGAACATCCTCATATAAAAGAAATCAATCGTACTAAAATGAAGACTATTACACTTCCAAAACTTTTAAATAAAAATAATATTAATTATAAAAATTTTGATTTTCTTACTATGGATATTCAATGTGCTGAATATCTTGCTTTAAAAGGAATGAAAGATATATTAAGAAATTTTAAAGGTATTTTTATGGAAGTAAATATTAAGGAATTATATAATGATTGTGCTTCACTTGATAAAATTAAAGATTTTCTAAAACCATATGGATTTGTATTAAAAGATTTATGGATATCAGAATATGGTTGGGGAGATGGTTATTTTTCTAGAATAGATAATAAAAATTAATAAAATTGAAAATTTTTTTTTAATATTTAAAAGAATAGTATTAAAACATTAAAATATGATTGAAGTTTATAAAGTTAAAGTTTCAGTTGAAGATTCTAGTAGTTCTAATGTAACTACAAAATATTTTATGACGTTAGAAAAGGCTTCAGAATATTTAGAAGAACAAAGAGAATACTACTTTGATGATTATTCTAGCGATTCTGACTCAGAAAGAGATTCCGATTGGTCTTCTGAAGAGGATGAAGATTATGTTGAAAGTAAAGAAGAAAAATATAGAGAAGAATGTAAAGAAAATGAAAGAAAAGACGAAGATATGGAAGATGATGATAGCGAAGACAGTGATTATCCGGATGAGGAAATTACAGTTGAGTTTTTGAATTCATTATTTGAAGAAGATAACTGTAAATTTAGACCACATGTAGTATTTGAACATTATATCGATGAGGAATACATTACAGCATCTATTAGCAAAATTTTCATTAATAATTAAACTTATAAAAAAATTTACAAAATTTAACATCAAACGATGATGTTAAATTTAATAACAACCATATATCTATAAAATTTATAGAATTAGGTTTTATACAATTTAACTTTTAATGTATATTAATATAGTTTTATTAAAAAAACTTATATTTATTAAAAATTAGCATATTTTATAAAAAATTTTTGCTGTATGCATACTTAAAATTAATTTTTAAAGTTTAAATGCACGGTTAAACATTTTATAAAATTAATTTGTTTTATCTTTATTCGTGCATTCATTATATTAAAAATATTAAAAATTTAACAAAATGAAATAAAGAAAAATACCAGTATACATATATATGTTCTATGTCTTTAAATTAGAATTTATAAAAATAAAATTGAAAAATTTTAAAATTTTTAAAGAATAAAAATGAGTAGCATGTGAGAGTCGTTTGATCGCGATAATAAATGATCTAGTGTATGTAACTTTCCTTAATACTTTAAGGATTAAGACATATACGGTCTTACTCCGAGACTTTAAAAAATGGTTGTAAATTTCAACATCATGCAGCTGTGATTTAGAAAGGCTTCCTAAATCATAGTACTCCAGAAGCCTATGTCTCAATAGAGACAATCATATTGAGATATTAATAAGTACATGAGATTGTCAAAAATTTGTATAAAAGTAAAATTTTATACCATATGGTATAAAATTTTTTTTATTTTTATAATTTATATATAAAAAATGTTATAAAGTATAGTGATATTTTTCAAAAAATTGGAATAAAAAAAGAAATTTTTGCTCCGTAAAATAAAAATTGAATTTTATACTTAACTAAGGGTAATAAATAACACCCCCCTATTACATAAAATGTCTGCTAAAGTTTTTGAATATATTAATAATTATGTTTCTACTTTTCTTAATGACATGAATGTTGATTCTGATATTATTGAAGAATGGAAAGGTAAAGAAAATAATTTTAAAGAATTAATTAGTAAAATTGTTCCAAAGAGAGCAAAAAAAGCTAGAAAATCTAAAAAAGCACCAAAAAATCCTAGAAGTGCTTATGTATTATTTTCGAATGATGAACGTGAGAATATTAAAAAAGAAAATTCGGATATTTCTCAAAAAGAGATTATGATAGAATTAGGAAAGAGATGGAAATTAGCAAATGAAGATATACGCGAAAAATATCAAGAAATGGCGAATATTGATAAAGAAAGATATAAAGAAGAGATGAAGAATTATATTCCTGAAGATGATGAAGAATTAAAAAAGAGAAAGAAAAAATCTAAAAATGCTCCAAAGAATGTATCAGGTCCTTACATTTTCTTCTGTAAAGAAGAACGAGAAAAAGTAAAAGAGGATAATCCAGAAATGTCAGCTAAAGAGATTATGAGTGAATTAGGAAAAAGATGGCAGCTGATAAAAGATACTGATGTAGTTATTAAATATAAAGAAATGTCAAAGGCTGATAAGGATCGTTTTGAAGAAGAAATGAAGAATTATGTTCCAAATGGTGACGAAGAAGAAACTAAAAAGGAAAGAAAACAAAAAGTAAAAAAAGATAAAAATGCTCCTAAAAATCCAGTTACTATGTATCAGTTATTTTGCAAGGAAAAGAGAGAAGAGTTAAAAAAGGATAAGGATATAACTGGAAAAGAAATTATGAAAAAACTTGGAGAAATTTGGAAAACTTTTAAAGAAGATAAAAATAATACAAAGAAAATGGAAAAATGGCAATCTATGATTGAAAAAGATAAGTTAAGGTTTGAGAAAGAAATGGAAGAGTATAAATTAAAAAAAGCAAATGAAGAGGAAGATGTTGATGTTGATGTTGATGATGAGGAAGAGAAAGTAAAAAACCATAATATGGAGGATAAAGAAGAAGATAAAGAATTAATTGATAATGTTGTAAAAGATATAATAGATAACTATGAAGGAGATAATATTACAAAGAGAATTATTAAAGAAGCATTAAAAAAAAAGAATATTGATATTTCAAAGGAAGATTTAAATGATGTTATTGAAAGAATTCAAAATTAATTTTAATAATATTTTAAAAAGTTTTTATACTATTTATAGTATAAAAATTTAATTTAAACTATATTGTGTAAAATATATACAACCATTTGCCCCATTACCACCATTATCAATACCTCCTGCAGCCCAACTTCCACCACCTCCTCCTGTACCTGGTAAAGAAGCATTACCACCATTTGTACCTCCTCCAAGACCACCATTTCCACCTCCTGAACCTCCACCACCTCCATTATAATTAGCGCCATTCGTTCCTCCATTTTGTCCAATACCTCCTCCAATACCTCCTCCATTTCCTCCATAAGCTCCAGCTGAACCCGGTTGAGTAATAAAATAAGAGTTTAAACCGTTAAAAGTTGTAGGATACCCAGATCCTCCAGTTCCACCTTGAAATTGTGTTCCATTTTGATTAATCCACCCACCTCCACCTCCTCCACCATATCCATACATTGATAAATTTATTATTGGATAATTTGGAATAATAACTGAACAATTTCCACCATTTCCTGCATTAGGTTGATCTGAAGAATATCCTCCTTCACCACCATATGCAATTATATTTCCTGTAACACCTTTCAAACTATTAATATTAATTATTGAATTTCCGCCATTAGATCCAGATGAACTAGTATTATTAATAGCTCCGGTACCTCCATTACCAACTGTTAATGATAAATAATCTCCATTATTTAAAAATATTTTACCAATCTAAAACTCATTTATATTATAAAAAAAAAATTGAAATTTTTAAAAATAATGTACAAAATTATGTACATTACAAAATTATGTTAACTTTAGATAGAGCTGTTCATATTTATTCTGAAATGGATAGAATATTTAATGAAGGTAATTCAGAATATCTTACTACAACTATTCCACATACTAAAGATGAGATGTGTGAGTTAATGAAAATTTTAAATATTGATAATAATTTATATCAAAAATCTTATTTAAATGGTCAAGATTTTATCAAAAGTCTTAAAGTTGATGGAGAAGAAGTAATTGGTTATAAAGAAAAGAAGAATACGAATTCTTATTCTACATATTCATATAACTGTAAAGAATATTATGTAGATACAGAAAAAATTTTCATGTTATCTAATCCTGCGCCTTTTGGTAAAGGTTCTGAAACTGTATTTGATGAGAATGTCAGAAAAGCTTTAGAGATCAAAGCAGAACGTATTGAATTATCATCATGTAGAGAATTAGAACAATATTTCAAAAATATTATTCCGATGAATAAAAAATTTGTATATAAACTTTATAAAATGCAAATATATGAAAAAGGAGGTAAATTCAATAGACATAAAGATACTATTCATTCTCCAAATCATTATGCAACTTTAGTTATAAATATTCCTGTTCCGGGTAAAACTTTTAAAGGGGGTGAATTAGTTTTATATAAGAATGATACAACAGATGAAATTTTAACTAAATGTAGTTTTAAAAATTATAATGATTCTTCAATCATTTTTTTAACAGATATTGATCATGAAGTCAAAGAGGTTACTAAAGGAGTTAGAATTGTTTTACAATATGATGTATATATCGAAGATAATATTCAAAAGAAAGATGAAGATGAAGATGAAGATGAATATGAATATGAAGATGAAGATGATTTATATCATTCTAGTGATTGTATTTACGAATTTAATAATACAAAATCTTATTTATGTTATGATAATTATATTAAAGAGTTGGAAGAAAGCATCGATAAAAAAATACTTGATAGATTAGATCAATTTTTAAAGAAAAATCCAGATGATGAAGTTTGTTTTCTATTAAATAGAAAATATCCATTATCTACAAGTTTAGATTTTTTGAAGGCAGGTGATTTAAAATTATATAAAATTTTATCTTCTGTTTATGATATTAAACTTGGTTATATAGTAAATACTTTTCGAAGTTCTTACGATGGTTCATATGAAATAGAGGATAAAAAGAGATTAAAAGTTATGAATTATAAAAATGTGTTGAGATTTCAAAATTTTTTGAATGGAATTGAGGATAAAGAGGAGAAAAAGAAAATAGTAAATGTTCATACATTTATTGCTGGAGGTGATTTTAATTGTGTAAAATCTATAGATTACGTTGAACATACAGGAAATGAAGCAGCTCCAGCTGAATATAGCTATGTTTCTATGGTTTTATGTTGCGGTAAGAAGTTATAAATAAGATGTAATATTTTTGTAAATTTATATTGTAAAAATATAAATTTAGTTTTTAACTTATTTAAAAAATATTATTCATTATTATAAATGAATAAAAATACTGCTTTAATATGTGAACCTCGTAAAATTGATTATTTACCAAAAATAATAAAACAATTTCAATATGTATTAAAAAATTGGAATTTTGTATTTTATTGCGGAAAAGATTTGAAAAATTATTGGAAAAATATTTTAGAAAATGTAGAAATCAGAGAATTGAATGATAATAATTTTAGTCCAGAGCAATATAATGAATTCTTTAAAGAAAAAAAATTATGGGAGAGTATAACAGGAGATTTTGTTTTAGTATTCCAAGCAGATACATGGATTCATGAGGATGATAAGTATAATATAGACTATTTTATAAAATTAAATAAAAGTTATATTGGAGGTAATATGAATTATGATTGGAATGAGTTAAAAAGAGAATCAATTAATCCAAAATATAAAAATTTTAATGGTGGACTATCTTTAAGAAAAAGAGAAGATATGATAAATATAATTAATTTTATGTCAAAAAAAGAAAATCTTTCTGACGAATCTATCACCGATGCAGAAGATGTATATTTTACAATAGGTTGTTATAAGTTAGGATTACCAATTGGAGATGATGAAGAAAGCAGTTATTTTGCTATACATGATATATATAAAGATAAATGGTTTGGATTTCATAACCCAAATTGTATACAAACTTTAAGAATTTGTTATCCTGATTTAGAAATTTTAGATATTTTAAATACAAAAGTTGAATCATATTTACAAAATCAACATTCAATAATTTATGATGAAGAAGATGATGAGTACTAAATTATAAAATTAAACATTGAATAACTTTTCTTTCATTATTTATTTTCTCTATAGTTTCTTTTATATTATTAATAAATTCTTCAGGATATGGAAAATTTGTATCATATTTTAAATTTCTATTTCCATATATAAATCCTATACGACAATTATCAATTTTTGGATGAAAAAAATTCAAACTTTTTTTATGAAAATTTTCTATTAAAGTTATATCATCCGGTAATTCAAATGTTTTTTCTTGATAGTAACTATTCATATGAACAAGAAAATTACTTATATAATAAGAATCATTTTCAATATCTTTATATATTAAAAATCCTAATTCTGGTATATCAGACATAACAAAAGTTTTAGGATAATATTTTGTCATTTTTATATAACAAATAAATCTTTATATTTTATTATATAAAATATAAAATATAAAATGTCTATAAAGTGCAAAACAAATATTAATGGTGATTACGATAACATCCTATTTAAATTAAATTTATTAAATAAAAATTCTCCTGTATTAGCATCAGATAGAAAAAATTTGTATCTTCATGGATGTATTCCTATAAGACTTACTTTAGCTATAATTGCAGGAAGTTTATTCTTTTTAATAAAAAATGAACAAATTCATAAATATTTATCAATTTTTTATATGATCATAGGTTTATTTGCTTTTTTTCATCTTATTACAAAATCTCAAAAAGATAAAAAATGTCAATGGTGGTCTAATAATTTTCAAACAATAATTGCTCTATTAATTTTTATATTTGCTTTATTATTTTATTCAAAAAATCCAAAATTTTCTTCTCTAAGTACAATGATATTAATTATAGTAGGTGTAATTGGAGGAGTTTCACAATTGCATAACTTAAAATAAAATATTTTTCGAAATTATTATATTATTATCAGTTTTAACATATACAAGAGTAAGATATTTTAAATTTGGACAATTTTCTTTTAAATCTTTTATAAAAAAAACTCCTATTTTACAATATACAAGGGTTATTTTAACTAAACTTGTTGATTTTATTCTTTGTATATAAGAACCATAATTATGATCATTTAGATCAATATGTAATTTTATTATTTTATTATTTTCAAAATTTATATTTGAAAATGATCCTCTTTTTTTATTAATGCATAATTCTAAACATATATCAGATATTCTGTCTAATTTTGAACTATATATAGTTTCACAGATACTTTTCATTTCATTTCTTACAGTCCATTTACATTTTATCAATCTAGATATTCTAGTATATTTTAAACATTCTTTTATAAAATCTTGATCTTTAAAAACACAACAAAATTTTTTTATTGAATCTTTATCCAAAAAATTAATGATATATGAAATAAGTTCTGGATAATATATACACTCCATATTTATTAAATTTAAATGAATTTAATAAATATTTTTCAATTTTTATTTAGAAATTAGTTATTTAGAATTATTAAATAATTAAATATCTTTTGTTTATTTTCATCATCTAGATAATTAATAAAATCTATAACATTTCTATCATAAAATAACCATTTATTGAAAAGATGTTGTGCAATTCTATTTCCAAAAATTTGTTTTGATAATTCTAAATCAAAATTATTTTGAAAATATAAAAACTTTTTAAAATATTTTTCTACCATTCTGTAAAATATTTTTACAGAATTTATAATTAAATTCAATTTTTAAAACTTATATAAAAATTAGTTTTTATTTATATGTGCTTTATGAGGATAGTTAATTTTACCTAAAAATTTATTATAATACATATTTTCATGTATTACATAATCAGGATATTTATTATTTTTCCACAATACATATGGAAAGCTTATCTGATCTTGAAAACTCATTTTTATATTTTCATTCCACCAGTCATCAAATATTTTATTATTTTTTTCATTAATTTTTCTACAAAAAAATCCACACCAAAATAAATTATTTTCATTAAAACCATCATTTTTATATTTATTTATTTGATAGGGAATATCCTGAGAATCATATTTATCCATTTTTATTGATAAATTTGCTTCATCATAAATATTATTTCTTTCAGGATGAATAAAATTTACCATATCAACATTATCTTTAGTTATAATATCTATTAAGTCGTTTACAAAATTATTATTTAAAATAGAAATTGAAGAATCAATCCATACTATATGTGAATAATTTTTATTTTTTATAAATTTTATATTATGAGCTTGAAGTTTATAATATTTAGCTATCATCATATTTTTAACATTTAAAGGTATATCTGTATTTAAAAAATTATTTTTTCCATCTATTTTATTTTCAAGATGATATTCATCATTAATTATCTCCCAAAATGATGATTTTTCATTTTTATCAGTAAAAAGATACCAATCAAATTTGTTCTTATCAATTAAGTTATTATTTGTATAAATATAATCGTAATCTCCAAAATTTGCACAAATTACAGCGACTTTTAAATTAAAAATCCATTTTTCTTTTAAATACCTATCATTATGTCCTATTATACTTTCACTTCTATCTCCATTTGCATACATTGCACCTCTATGTAAAACATTAGTTCCTTCAGGAATTGATAATATTTTATATTTTGCTTTTTCAATCATTTTTCCCATATCAACATCCTCATGTCCATAATGACCGTTATAATTTATATCGAATCCGCCTATATATTTTAATTTATTTAAATTAAAACCTATATTAGAACAGCTAAACCATGAAGAAGAATCTCCTCCCCAATGAAAATTAGTTTTACCTCTAACAACATCATAATTTTTTAGATTAAAAATATAATTTTCTATAAATTTATTAGTTTGTGGGATACAATCATCATCAAGATAAATTAAAAATTCTGTATCACATTCATTCATTATTTGATTTAATCTTGCAACTCTTGTATAACCAATATCTTTATTCCATAAATATTTAGTTATTATAGGGTGGTCATTTGGATTAATAATATCTTTACTGCCATCATCACAAATTATAACTTTACATAATACAGTTTGTTTTGACAATACATCTAAAATTTCTTTTAACATATCTATTCTATTATAAGAAATAATTCCGACTGTTATTTCACTCATTTAAATTTAAAATTTATATTTTTAAATACCTTAAAAATTTTAAATTACAAAAATTGTTTTTTTCTATTATTTCTTTTACGTAAATTTGGTAAAGTATTTGGAATATTTCTAGTTTCATTTAATAAATTATTTAATCTTTGAATTTTTCTTTGTCTTTTATTTCTTCTATATTCTTGTCTATCTCTTCTTATAATAGGTATGGGAATATTATAATCATCTGGCTCATCAAAAGAATCGCTATCATCTTCTATATTTAAATAACGGTAATCATTATTACGCCCAAATGAATAATATAATATAGATATTTCATCTCTACAAAATGGACATTTATTTGTTCTTAATTTTTCAAAACAATCAAAACATAAACAATGTAAACATTCAGTATAATGCATATCCTTTTCTAAAATATTTTCATTAAGGCATATTCCACATTCCATTTATTATATAAAATATTTTATTTTATAAAATATTTTATTTTATAAAATATTTTATAAAATAAAATATTTTGTAATTTTTATTCTAATACTTACATTTTTTTAATATTTTTACAATCAATAGAATATAATAAAATTAATGTACAAGCAACAATTGAAATTATTAAAAATCCAGGTAATGCATAAGATGGTAATTTAACATTCTTTTGAACTAATATAAGCATTACAGTAGATAATAATATATGAACTGATGCTAAAATAATGTTAAGAGTCATTAAAGTTTCGTGTGAAAAAGGAAAAATACTCATTTTTTATTTATAAAAATATTTTTTTTAATTTAAAAATTGAATTATATTAAAAAAAATTTTTTTTAAATTAAAATGCCTAAATTATATTTTCGTTATGGTACAATGTCTTCTTCTAAAACTGCAAATTTATTAATGGTTGCTCATAATTATAAAACTCAAGGTAAAAAAGTAATGCTTATAAAACCAATTATAGATAACAGATTTGGTAAATCTTTAATTAAATCTCGTTGTGGATTAGAAAGTGAGGCTGATTACTTACTTGAAAAAGATGATCATAATCTTAAAATGATAGATGATGAAACATTAAATAAATTAGATGCTATTTTGATTGATGAAGCTCAATTTTTAACAGAAAAACAAGTAAATACATTAAGAGAAATATCTTATGCAATTCCTGTAATATGTTATGGACTAAGAACTGATTATAAAACAAATCTTTTTGAGGGTTCAAAAAGATTAATGGAAATTGCTGATTCTATAGAAGAAATAAAAACTACATGTTATTTTTGTAATAAAAAAGCAATAATAAATTTCAAACATAGAGATGGAAAAATTATTAAAAGTGGTAATGATGATATTGATTTAGGAGCTGATGATAAATATTTATGCGCATGTTATGAATGTTGGTATAATAAATCATTTGTCTAAATTTTTAATTTTTGAAAAACTTTGTAATAAATAATATCTTAATTCTAAAAGATTTAATTTGTCTTTAATATTTCTTATCTCTTTTTTATATATTCTATCTTGTAAAATTGAACTAACTTGCAAACATAATACTGAAAAAGATAAAAGAGCAAATGATAAAGAAGGAATATTCATTTATATTTAAAATTTATATATTTAAATAATATTTTTCAACTAATTTTTTTTCTCCAATTTCTTAATTCAGATAATATATTTCTTATCTCTTTACATTTTTTATTTTGTAACCATTTATCAAACAGTTTTTTATATAATTTATCACTTTCAATCATTAACGGATATTTGTCAATATTATTACATTCTAACAATAATATATAGGTGTGTATTAAATACTTCTTTAAAAATTGTATATTTATTAATAAATATACAACCAAAACTTATAATCTTAATTTTTTAAGTTTAAAAATTTTACTTTTCAATAATTCTACTTTTTTCGCAGCTCTATCTTCTTTTAATATAATATTTAACATATCATCTGTCAATTTTTTAACCACATATGATTTTTTATTACAATGACCACAAATAATTTTTTTATTTTTATTAGTATTAACTAATACAGATTGGTTACAAAAATAACATTTTTTTATATAAAAAGTTTCTAATTTCACTTTTTTATTTGAAATGTATTTTTCATCTTCATTTGCACGTTTTCTTTTTTTATTCTGTATTGTAGATTCTATTTTGAATAAATTACAAATTTTTCTTTTACATAAAAGTAAGATATTGAATATTAAAACAATTTTTATTGTAATTATACAAAATAGTAATATATATTCAGAATTTAAATTGTCATATTCATTAAAAGGGCACATAATACTTGTATTAAAATGAGTATCAGTCATATATTTATTAATATATTCAGTCATATAATGATTAGACATAATATGATAAAATATCATCGATAAATAAAAAAAATTTCAATTTTAATTTAAAAATAATTATTATTTTTAATAAATGTCATTTTCAATAATTTCTGATGAAGATACAATGTATGAATATACAAATACAAATGATTACTATAAAGATATAAATATGGAAGTAATACCAGAAAAACCTGAAATACCAGAAATACCTAACTTAATAACTGTTATTAAAAAAGATATTGAAATAAAAAAAGAATATAAAAATTTTAAAGAAATTTTACAAAATGGTCCAAAATTATATGAAGGAAAAATACAAAAAGATAGTACTAAGATCGATTTATATCAAAAATCTCAAGGACTTATAGGTTCTCAATGTTTAATAAATTATAAAAATATAGGTTCTCAGGGTCTTGTAGGTTCTCAAGGTTTTGTAAGATCTCAAGGTATTGTAGGTTCTCAAGGTTTTGTACGATCTCAGGGTCTTGTAGGTTCTCAAGGTTTTGTAGGTTCTTTTGTGGAGGTTAAAGAAGTTAAAGAAGAAGTTAAAGAAGAAGAAGTTAAAGAAGAAGAAGTTAAAGAAGAAGAAGTTAAAGAAGAAGAAGTTAAAGAAGAAGTTAAAGAAGAAGTTAAAGAAGAAGTTAAAGAAGAAGTTAAAGAAGAAGTTAAAGAAGAAGAAGTTAAAGAAGAAGAAGTTGAAGAAGTTAAAGAAGAAGAAGTTAAAGAAGAAGAAGTTAAAGAAGAAGAAGTTAAAGAAGAAGAAGTTAAAGAAGAAGAAGTTAAAGAAGAAGAAGTTAAAGAAGAAGAAGTTAAAGAAGAAGAAG